TCTTTCTGTAAACTGCGCCCCAAGCGTATCCCTTAAAGACTCATACACGATACTACGAATAGTGTCGAGCGTGTTGATAGCTTGTCCGACAGTTAACGCTTTAAAAGATTCTGGAATCCATCCATGGTCCATTACCGTACCTACCAGCGCACCAGTGATATTATTTTGATCGTCGAGGACTGATAGGATTTCATCATATTTGTCCAGCTTAGTGGCAAACGCGAATCGGCCTTGTGAGTTCCAAGTTTGCATCTCATCAACCATCGTTTCGTCCAATCGTTGCTGGCCGGGGCTTTGCATTTGCCCACGCAATACTGATGGAATGTTTTCTGAGATCTGTAATAACGCTGTCTGGGCATCATTGTACGGCATACCCAGCTCCCAACCGTCATCGGCAAGCTCCTTGAGCCTGTTTTCTATTTGTATAGGTCCAGTTGGCCTACTACCACTACGTTGAGTCGAATTCCAAAACTGTTCGGCGAGTGCTATTTGGTCTTGATCATCACCCGCATCTGTTAACATCTGCTGGTATTGATTCCAATTCTGTATATCCACACCACCCGATGACCGAGCAGAGCTAAGCTCTGGTGCTATCTGCGACATTACATATTCGTAACCTTCTTCGGTCACAGCCATCGCTACATATTCTGCTATTTTTGCGTCCTCGAGGCCGCGCTGAGCTCCTATTGATCGAACAGCTTGTTGACGAGCAGTAATCTCTTGTTGCAACTCTGCGCTATCTGATGCTGTGTCTGCTTCCAATCTGTCTCTAGCGAGCTCTTGAGTTCGCCGTTCGTTGAACTGTGCTACACCAGCTTGTGTACCAGCTCCGAGCGACCCGAAAAACGATGCACCGGGTTGAGAAGCAGCTTGCGACATTGCGCCACCAGCTGCCAGCAACATTTCAGCTGCTCCGGGCCGATTAAAGAACCCACCAATTTTGGCTTGTAATCCTGCTGGGCTTGTTGAAGTCTGACCTGTCAAGCCAAGCTGTTGCTCCCATGCTTGCTGAGCTTGCGGCGACAAGCCGCTAGGGCCACCCGTCATAGGACGTACGCCAGCTCCTGACACGCTGGATCCCGGTATTCGACCTAATGTCTGAGCCACCGTCTCGGCCGTACTTAAATTTCTTCCAACTGGTTGCTGAGCTCTTGACGAACTAGCGCCCTGAATAGCTGACGGCGCACCGTAGCTAGACGCAGCCTGTCGCCTAGCATTGCCTTCAGCCATCATCGAACGCCAGTCTCGTTGCGGACTAGCACCTTGGCGGTTTAAAAAAGGGCCGCTCGCATTAAGTATGTTTCCGGCTGCCCCTAAATCAGTCATCCGAGTACCCGGCCTACGCCGAAGTAGATCCAGCCACTGTTGCGGATTCGTGTAGGCCATCAGACCGCCTCCATTCGCAATCCGAGCGCATCATAGTTCACGGTTAACATACCCCCGCGCATACCGACAGCGTCCGGTCTAGCCAGCAGCACCTCTTGAGCCATCACCCCACGCCATCGAGCGTCTTGGTTTCTGTAATTAAACTCGTAGAGGTTATGGCCGTTCTTTGAGCCTACTAGTTTGATGTTCTCTTTCAACCTGACATCAGAAGCAAACGGCGCCCAGCCCATCGCTGCTGCTGTTCCTCCGGCTTGGAGTAGGCCACCACCGATCTGGCCTAAGACAGACGGCTTCCTGCCGTAAGTGTACTGCTGACCACCCGGCTGCATTGCTTGCAACATTGCTAACTGCTCAGCGCCGCCCTCGAGGCCACGCAACCACTGGTCATAACCATATGCTTGCTGAGCTCGATTAGCTTGATCTTGAGCTGCACCCATTTGAGCTAACTGCTGGGCAGCGCCAAATGTTGCGCCCTGTCTCATGCCGCCAATGTCAGCTAATTGCTGCGTGGCCGCTAACTGTTGAGCTCGGAACGCCTGTTGAGCATCTAGGCCCATGCCAGACGCTTGTAGGCTAGACCCTTGATTGGCGCGTTCTCGTTCGAGTTTTGCTTGAGCTAACGCAATCTGCTGCTGAGCTTTCATCGCACCGAGCTGATCATTTTCTTGCAGTCTTGCTTGCAAGTTTGTTTCAGCTAATCTCAGCTGATTGTTCGCGTCTTGCATACTTACTCGAGCTGCTAGGTCTTGGCCCTGCATCCCAGCCTGTAAGCCTACCTGTTGGTTTTGTATCAGTCGCTCAAAATCCATTTCCCGGCTACGCAGATTCATTTGTGCGTCAAGCTGGGCCTGACGATCTGCTGTCTGCATTGTCGCATCGAGATTTGCTCGCGCTGACATAAGATCATTTTGCGCGTTCTGGATTTCCGCTTGAGCAGTTAGCTGCTGTGTTTGCATTCCAGCAGTAGTTTGAAGCTGCTGGGTCTGCATACCAAGCCTAGATGCTATATCCTGACCTTGCATACGAGCTTGCTGTTCTCTGGCCGCATCCTGTTGTCTGCGTTCGGCTTCAAGGGTTTGTTGTTGCAGACGAGCCTGTTGTGTCAGCTCGGCTCCGCGAATGTCTCCAGCCTGTGCCAACTGCTGGGTTTGCATTGCAGCCTGAGTACCTAACTGCTGTCCCTGAGACATAGCACTTTGAGCTCGAGCTGCGTCTGATTCGCGTCTTCGGGCCTCCATCTCTCTGTTAGCTAACCCTGCTTGCATTCCCAATTGTTGAGTTTGCATCCCAGCTGCTTGCTGCCGAGTAAGATCTTTTTCTAACCGATCAGCTGCATCTGTAAATCCTTGCCTACGAATACTGGCAATTCTTGCCAACATTTGAGCTTCCTGCTCAGCTCTCGGTATATCGCCTCGAGTTCCCCAAGCATGAGAGCCAGCTCTACGAGCCTGTTCTTCATTTTGAGCTCGAGCATAGTCCAGTCCAGCTGCCTCTATTTGTGCATTTACACCAAGCTGGTCCATGTAGGGAGCGAGGTCGCTTCCTAAAAATGATGCTCCTCCAAACTGCTCGAGCGGTACGTTGGATACTGCTTCCGTAGTCGCTGCTGTAATTGGATTGACAGAAACATTTTGCACGTCTCCAATTGTTGCAGGAGTAAAAGCTTGAAGCCCTCCAGTCGTAACACCTGTGATGGGATCTACACTAGGCGTCGTTGGAACTGACTCAAAAAATTTGGTTGGGTCATCTACAGTTGCAATGTCTCCGGCTTCGATAGTATCAATAAATTGACCTCTCTCACCGCCCACAATCGGAGTCGTAACATCAGTTGCGTATTTTTGAATGCCTCCAGACATAGCGCCTGTGTTGGGATCAATGCTAACCCCCGTGTCGTAACCATAGCCTGTGTCGATTAACGTACCGTCTTCGGCAAACCGCGAACCAACATTTCCTGTACCTGTGGTGATAGCCGTTGTAGCAGTAAGCGTAGGAGTGGCAATATTAGGAGTTGCAATATCCGTGTACGATGGAGCACCCGGAGCAGTTTGTCCTAGCAGTACCCGAGAAGCATCCGCAGCTCTCTGCATCTCCTCGATGCCAACCGTTGACGAATATCCATCGACTCTATCAATGTCGATTGGACCCATCGGTGGGCTAATGCCTGTGTCGGGTGGGGTTCCGGTGATTGGAGGCATCGGTGGAATAAATTCATCTTTCCCCGGCTTATATGGCGGCTTAGGCTCGACAGCATTCGCATACTCAGTCCCATATTGAGGCCAACCCTCTTCAGTTATATCAAATGTGCCGCCGGTACCCGCCCTTGTTGCCAATCCTGTAGCTTTAATTTTCTCTATGTTTGGATCGTACGTCCATCGCGGGTCACCAATAAAGTCAGGCTCGACGTAATCAGTAAACTGAAGACTGCCAAGGTGACTCGTATCCCCGTAAGCACCAGACCCGAGAATTTGATTGGTCAAATAACCTTGACCCATCTGGGACATAGTGCCAAGACCCGGCATCGATGACGCATCGCCATACGGCTGCTGGAAAGGCGAAGTAGATGCATATTCTTGGGCTTGATTCCAAAAATCGGCTTGCCGTGCTTTTGTGTCAGGGTCAATGCCTTGAACAGCTTCAAGCCGCATATTTTCTAGGTCACGCCCGTCGCCGCCCATACACATATTAGTCTCCTAATTCTTTTATGAGCACTACAGCATTTTCTTTATACCCAAAAGGCTTCAGTACCCGTTTGTACACTTTACGACCAGTGCATTCTATGCCATCGCATCCATACTGCTTTGCTAAAAACTCCGCTGCTTCCATAACCGCATCGAGCTTTGCAACTCCTTCACCTACCTCTCCACCAATCAACCATAATCTAAGTCTTCGTCTTTTCGGATAGACAGCGACCCGAAAAACAGCTGCCCCATTTTCCACCGGATAAAAAATTGCACGATCTTCTTTTAGCATGGTCAATAAATCATCTACGGAATACTCATTTCCGCTTTTTTCTAGCGCAGTAATCATATAAGGCTTGCAGCGTTCCCATGTCTCTGCAAAGCCTTCTTGATCGACTGATCTCACTAGACTGTACTCGTTGACAAAGCACCCGCATCCGACACCACGATTTTGTATCGAGTGCCGTTTGCGCTAACTAAGATTAGTCGTTCATCGTTTGCCAAATCAATGTCTTCAAATTTTTTAAAGTTAGAGCGATCTGCTTCTGTTAGAGCTCTGTTGTTACTTGCTTGCACTATCCGATCATAATCACTCGCGGCCGGTGCCAGCTGTAACCGTTTTGCACCCGAAGGGCTCATCGTCTGCCCCCCGGCTGTAGCTCAAGTCTCGGGACTCCAACATTCCAAGCATCTGACGAATTGCTGGTACACCTCATTCGGGCCGTCCTGCCCGTAAACCGTACTGATGTCGGCGCAGCCATCGTGTACGGGCCGTGCGTTGTGTCGCTGTCCGTTGGGTACAGCCGTGTGTAGAACGTGGTCGTAATATCACCCAGCGAAGTAACGTCTGGAATCAATGAAGTTGCTGACAGGATGCGGTTTCCGTTGCCAAGCTCGATTGGTCCCGATTCGACATACGGCACTTTTGCAGCTTTTCCTACATCTGCGTAAGTGTTTCCAACTTCATGCTCGTAAGGGTTTCCGCTTGTATCGAAAAGGAGCGGGTTCAAGAAAATGCCTCGAGTCGTGACAGCTGACCGAGCAAGCGAACCTACGCTCCAGTGGTCTTCGACGTAGTTATAAGCAACGTACGCATCAATCTCGACAGACGTGCCGGGATAGAACCACCAGATCTCGTTTTGTAGCGTGTTGTGCCAAGCAACAACCTTACTCGCTTGAGACAAATTCATTTGTGTGGTCAGGTACGATTCAACGTCACAAGGAATCGACCTAAGTGTGCCGTCGTAGCTAAAGAAACTTTGAGCTGAGCGACCCATCCAGTACGCTGTGTCGTTGGCGACACAAACAGCGTTAATCGATACAGGACCACAAGCATCTCCGACCCGGTCAAACGAGTAGACATAAGGCAACCCAACATAGGTTGCCAAATGAGCGTCTATCGTTGTAAAAATCAGCAACCGATCTCGTACCTTTACCGCGCCAAGTAGGTCACCTTCTGTATCGACAATGTGGTCACCTGACTGATTCGTGCTCGTCGGTGTCCAGTCTGTGTTGTCCTCAGAATCAGACCAGAAAATTCGTCGCCTGTCCCGGTCTGCTTCAGCTCCTCCGGAAGGCACACCGCCAAAGGCCATTTGAATACGTTCCGACGTTACTGCTGTTGCTATCGTAAACTGTGGCGAGTTTGCAATGCGAGCTGCTTTTGCCGTTGCGGGAGTGCCAGTCGAAGCGTCCCACATATACAAGTCGCCATCGTCTGGGGTGCAGCCTACGAGATTCTCACCCCACAGATCGAAAGACCAGATTGTTGCCGGCTCCGGAATACCCAAATCGACTCGAGCGTTACCATAAGTCGATTGATTATACACGCTGTTCCCGTACCCGACGTTGGGATCAGCGTCTGTCCTGCCGGCCGTAAAACCTGTCGGAGTGATGTCAGCTAAAGTGGCACTCGAGTCGTACACATACAGCTTGGCTGCTGTACCTACGGCAAGCCACCGTCTAAAGCTGTTGTCCATCCACGGCAAAGCTGTCCGGGGCACTCCCGTGACTGCTGTCGTACTGTCGCCCCAAGTTCTCCAACCCCCAATAGGACCAAGTGCGCCCACACTCCACCGCATGAGATCCGCATCATACCAACGGCCTCTCGCTTGGTAGAGTGTCCCGTTTTTCCAGATTCCGGGCTCAAATTGAAGGGGAACGTACTCGGGAGCTGGCATTACTCAATGATACCGTTGGATTCGGATTTTAACATCAAATGGGGGTTTGTGTCACCAAGCTCACCAGATACAATCTGCCGACCTTGTACGCCGAGCATTTGATAGGCAAGCTCGATGGAAGCATCTATGCTCTGTAAGCCATCCAGATGGTCTTTTTTTGTCTGAAACAGTGACCTCAAACTAATTGCCTGTTCCAACGTCAATGGCACTCGCTCGTCTAACACGATTGCTCCATTGCTTGACCCTGAAGTCGTTGTAGTAGACAAATCAGCCCCTTCGACCACTGAGCCGGGATTGGAGCTGCTCTGTTCTTTCTTCGACTTTGCTAATCCTTTCACCGTGTACATCCACCTTTTCATCTAGTCTCGAGACAATTCGCTCAATCTGGGCTAGGGTGTCTCTGGTCCCATTTAACCCTGCCTTTACACCACCGTAAGCTGCTCCCGCTGCCAGCACCGCTGGAAAATACGAAAGCATTTCCTCAACTCCCATCAGCCTCAGACTCCAGCTCTAATACGCGAGTCCTTTCTTCTGTAACAAACAACAACACAATCATTCGCCATTCTCCTCAGACTCTTTTTTATTTCTTTCTAGTCTGAAAAGTCCATCGCCATCAGTTGATTTTGAATCTGTGTAATGACTATCGTTTCTTTCAGCAACTACTAGCCATGACACAGTATCTGCACAGTCATCGTCTTGTGCCGAAAGAATAAGTGTAGAACCTGACACAGACCCACGCACTTGAGTCCAACCTGTTTCGTTCTGCACCCAGACTTGAGGATTGCGGCAAAGAACCGCCCATGTGCCGCTAGTCATTCTCGCGGCCTCATCTAAGTCAATTGTTGCAGCACCTTCTTCAAGATCAATGCTGCCACGGTACATAAGATCAGCTTGCGGACCCTCAATGCTTGCATGAGACAGTGTGTGCGTATCCGTCATGCTTGGCAAAGGATGGTCAATTCGGAACGTCTTTGTTCCTGCGGTAAGCTCCCCAACCACATTAACTGTGCCACCGCTTGAAATGCTCATTCGAGCAGTTTCATTGGTGCCAAAAACCATGCCTATTGAGCCAGCATTGTTGTAGATATTCATGTTGCTACCGTCTAACGCGATAGCACCACTGTAACCGTTTCCAGTGATAGCAAGCTGGCCGCTAGCACTAGCGTCCATCGAGATGTCTTGCCCGTCTTTAATAGTGAGTCTGGCATGAGGCGTTCCTACGCCGATACCAACGTGGTCATTTCCTGCGTCTACAAAAAGAAGGTTTTGTTCTGTGTCACCTTCAACCCGCAAATTAACATCGGCTCCAGCTTCGTTAAAAATCCAAGCACCTTCGCAGGTAACTGTGTCGCCCGACGCACCAATTCCGATTGCACTACCGTCGCTAGAAATGCTGTCGAGTGCTATGTCCCCGACGTTGGTAATGTTTCCATCACCAACGCTTAGCGAGCTAAGTGTTCCTGCTCCTCCAGAAATTGCACTTGATCCTACATCGATGGAGCCAAAATTAGCCGTAATTTGGCCAGCGTCTAATGCCCCAACCGAAGTTATCTGCGTTTGAGCTGCATCTACGTTGAGGGTAGGTATTGGCCCACTTAAATCTGTTCCAGACAGTCCAGTGCCAGCGACTATTGCCGTAATATCACCCGTGGTCGGGGTAGCCCATGCGGGGTTAGCCCCAGCTCCTCCGCTTGTCAGAACCTGACCACTCGACCCGGCTCCTAGTCGAGCTGGTGCTCCCGACGCGCCGTAATACAGCACATCGCCTTGTGTCCCATCTTCCAGCTTAGCAAGTGTTATTGCGTTGTCAGCTATGTATGCTGTAGCTAGTGCTGTGCCTTGCCATGTGCCTGTTGCAATTGTGCCAAGCGTCGTAATCGAGGTTTGGCCGACATACGTCGAGGCAATATCGACATCGTTAGCGTTCACCGTAATGCGATTGCTGGTCCCAACAACATCGAGCGTTACATCGCCTGAGCTGCCTCCTCCGGTAAGCCCGGCACCGGCCGTGACAGCTGTAACATCTCCGACTGTTGGAGATGCCCAGCTGGGGTTGGCTCCAGATCCTCCACTGGTTAACACTTGGCCTGACGATCCTGCACCTAACCGTGACGGAGCTCCAGATGCACCATAGTAGAGCACATCGCCCTGAGTGCCGTCCTCGAGCTTGGCGAGCGTAACTGCATTATCAGCTATGTATGCTGTAGCTAGTGCTGTGCCGTTCCATGTCCCAGATGTAATGGTGCCTACTGTAGCCAAATTGGCCGCACTAGTAATTGCCGCCTGAGTTGCACCCGTAACCGTAGCCGCCGTGCCACTAGCATTACCAGTAACATTACCAGTAAGAGCTCCCACAAAGGTGGTTGCTGTTACTGTGTTGTCTTTGAGCAAAACTGAGTCAATCGTCACACCGGCCGCTGATGTAGTTTCAGCTATTGTGTCAGTTGTGATTTTTTGACCAGCAGTAACAACGATGTCGGTCGAGCCGGTTGTGTTTCCAGCAGCGAGCACTTCTGCAAGCGTATCGAATGAGCCTACTTGAGCATCGACATACGTTTTAATTGCACCTTGAGTCGCCAATAGCGTGGCACTCGAGCCAAGGGCTCCATTGTCGATACCTGTTACAGTTGCCCCGGTCGCCAAAGCTAAACTTGTAGATCCGGAAATCGTCGTAAACGAAGCAGCACCGCCTGTTATCGAGCTGCTGCCGTTGTTGATGTTGCCAAAACCAGACGATATAGAACCCGCTCCAAGCGCACCAACCGAAGTTATCTGCGTCTGTGACGCTTCAACATTAAGCGTGACAGCTCCAGAGGTACCGCCACCCGATAGACCAGTGCCAGCGACTACGCTAGTTATGTCTCCGACATCAGCCGGGGTATACCACTCGAGTGTGCCGGAAGCATCCGATGCTCGTAACGCTTGACCGCTTGACCCAATAGCTGTCGGCATTGTCAACGTGTACGATGTCGTGACAGAAGCCGGAGCTTGCATAGCTATAAAATCTGTGCCAGCACCCGTCTCTTGAAACTTGATACTATTAAACGCCACATCGGACATAGTGACATCCGTGCCACCAATTGCGAACACCGCATCGATAATATCGATGACCTGTTCGTTAAGCGTTGTTCCCCAAGTGTCGGTAGAACCGCCGACAGTGGGTTTTGTCATATTCAGATTGGTGGTCGGATTTGCCATTTTTTATCCTAGAGCTCGAGCTCGCATACTGATTGACGAGCCGCTGTAAAGTTCTCTTTCTCCCTGCAAACGCAAACTAGTAAGGGCTTGTTCCAGCTTAGCAGTCCATAGCGGCACTCTTTCATCGTTCTTTAAATACGTTTCAGCTTCAACAAGACTTCCGTACAAGTAAATGTCCGGGTGGTTAGTAAGAAGCCAGTTGGATGTCGCAGAGTCTGTTAATGCTGGTATCCGTGTGTAGTAGACAATCGACGACGTGTACGTTGCGTCTGGAGAACGAAGCACCTCAAGCTGATTGCTTGAACCGCCCAGCAATGTGAAATAATGAGGTCTGCCAGTTCCCGTGAGCTCAGCTCTGAGCTGGGACAAATCTTCTGGTGACAAATACTCGAGTACAATTACCGGGCTGAGATCAACCACGATGCGAATTATTTCGAGCGTGTCGCTTGGTAGCGTTGTGTACTGCCCGGCAATCGAAAAACTGTCGTTTTTCGTAATCATGTCCGGAGCTCGAATTATGCGATTGAAATTAGCTTCTGCTAATTCGATAAACGTCGGCATATCTGACGTTAAATCTGTCCGGTCAAGAAAATTGGCAATTTCGGTCTGGAGCTGGGCGTACGTCGTAATGTTAGCCATTAGATCTTACCCGGCCGAGTGCGAAACATCCTGTTGTTAGGATCGTTTAGCCATTTTTTCCATTGTTTCGCGTGAAGCCCTTTGCCAGACATAAAACCAATCCGCATCTCAGCTGGCATTTTTTCAAGCACTACTGCGGGAATACGACCAACGTGATGGAACGTCTCTTGAGATTGCCTTAGTGGACTACCCCAGCGAGCTCGTTCATCAAAGCTGTTAAAGTCAATACGATTTTGGCGCAAAACAGGTTCAATGTCTTGGCTTGTTTCGATAATGCTTTTGTTATCAATCTCGTCATAGTGATACATCTCGGTTTTACCCGTTTGTGCATCATACGAGAGCATTCGCTCTTTTTTCGTTGCCATGATACTCCCAATTAGGGAGGTAGGAGCTTGCGCCCCTACCCCCCTCGAGGTTTGGAATTAAGCTGTTTAAGCTGCTGTAATTCCAGCAACCACGCCGTGAGCGGCCTCGTTGTTCACTTGTAGGCCCCACTCTGCCAACGCCATGCGCTTATCAGCGTCACCAGACTTCGCCAACGACTCGATGCGATACGGTCTGAGAGTCGCCATTTTGACCTCATCGGTATCAATCAAGAACGCCCAATCGTTCATCAGCGAACCAGCACCAGCATCTACCACCGTAGTGAAGAAGCGGTTCGGAACAACTGACAGATTGCCGAAGTCAGAGACATAAATGTCCGCTGCTCCGATAATCACGGAAGGCTCTGCACCGTCTACGTTGTAGCGGCTAGAAGCAATCCCACTGAACCCACTAACAACAGTCTTGTTGAAAGGGGAAACCATGAGCATCCGTGGCTCTCCACCTGACACAAAGCATTCTTGCATCGTGGTCTTGAGCATAGCCTCGGTAAACGCAGTAGGCGTACCGAACGCCTTCCACACCTGAGCTGCACCTGTCGGAGTTGAACCCGTGTAGGATGGCTTGGTTACGTTCGTGGAAGTTTCGTTGGTTTTGAGCCAGCCGGGGAATCCGGCCGTCACGCGAGCCGTAGCCGTAGCACCCACTACAGCACCAACGCCATTGAGAAGCAACGCTGTCTCAATGTCTCTTTTCAGCTCTTTGGCGACCTTAGCAGCTTGATAACCTACCTCAGACTCACGGCCAGCCTTACGAACCGTTTGCTCAGTGCCCGATATAATGAAATCGCGCATATTGATCTGGCAGTAATTCCCCAAACGAGATGTTGGGGTTACCGCCGTGTATGTGCTTAGATCCTGCCCCTCAACTACCGGGGTAGCAGACGCTGATGCAAGCGCATCTGTCTGCCACTCAAAATACGTTGCGTCCGCTTCCCGTGTTCCAATGTTGCTCTGGAACGGCGTCTGGGTAGGCGAAATATCGGCGATCAAGTCGCTGAGATCTTCGCGCTGCCCTATCGCGTCATAGGTAGTGAACGTGTTTTGTACAACTGCCATTGTTCAGTCATCTCCGAGTCAGTCCGTAAGCATTTGAGCAAACAACGGCGCTGCATCATCGACCTTGCCGGTCGTTTTTAGCTTTTGCCGTTGAGCTTTTTGCTTACGGTTGCGCGTCCTGCGAGTAGTTTCTCGACTCCCGCTTGTGACGCTGCCGATTTTAGATTTGGCCTGAGTAATTTTCTTACCGTTCATCAGCTGTTCATAAAGCATAGCCTTTCGCATTATCACAACTGCTCTAGCATCGTACAGTTTTCCGAGCTCCTCCTGAGAGTAGCCCTCATACTGTCCGTACTCTACCAACTTTCGCTGATCTTCAGCTTGAACATCGCTGTCAGACCATTCAGGAATTTTTTCGAGAACCCGGACACGTTGCACTTCAAGATGCTCACTAAGTCTTTTGTTGCGTTCTTGCTCTTGAATGCCGTGCATACGTTGTTGCTCTGCAACCACAGCCTGTATCTCACCAGCTCGCTGACGTTCTAGCTCTTTGAGCTTTAGCCATTGCACTGGATTTTCACGCTCAAGCGCATCCCAATCCATATTAGGCGGCTGAGCTGCTGCTTCCATTTGGCCTCGAAGTTGTTGCAGCACCTCTTGGTACTGCTGATACGTCTGTTGGAGGTGGGCTTCTTGGGCGGGTATACCTTGCAACTGTTGCTGCAATGCCGCCCGTTCTTCTGCCAACTCTTGGTGACGTTGTGTAAACGTAGCTTTCCGCTGGTATCCAGAGACGAGTTCGTTCAACGACACCTGTGCCTCTTCGCCATCAACCTTGATGGTGTAAATTGGCTGGTCGTCTTCAGATAATTCGCCCTCTGGTTCATCGGCGTCTTGCTCATCCACCACCGAGTCATCGGCTAACTCGATATCCTGCTCCTGCTCTACTTCCAATGAATCGTTCGAGGGTAGCTCTTCCGTAGAAGAATCCTGTCGCGGTAGCTCATCAGATCCGGTAAGCACTTGGGCTAAACCTTCTTGGATTTCGCCCATCGTACGAGGGCCGGTACGCTCTGGTGTTGCTGTCGATACCAGTTCACTCATTTTTGTTTCATGTCCTTGTTTTGTTCTTACGTTGCTTCTGAACATTCCAATCGTATATCAAAATTCGCAACTGCGTTAAAA